TATAATACACAATACAAAATATGATATACCACTCAATATAACGCAGTATACCTTTCTATATAACACAGTATGATACCATTCAATACACCATGAATCGCGGCATCATTTATCTTATTCTCAACAAGCAAACTGGCGAAAAATACATCGGAAACACCACACTTGCGATGAACAAAGAATGGGTACACCACATAGACCGTTCAAAAAGAATGTCATCTGAACCCTTACATAAGGCATTCAGACAACATGGTGTTCATAACTTCATGATTAAAGAATTAGATGACTATGATGATACTTGTTTAGAAAGTAAATTAACTGAGTGGATAGAGAAATATAAACCTGAATATAACATTATTCCTATAATTGAACCTATTCCCGTAAAAAAAGAAGAACCAATCATTGAAAAGAAACCTAGAGTTTATTCATCATCACCACACTTAATACAATGGAATGAACAAAACAGAGGAGATGGTAAACACTTAGGATTAAAGGTAAGATGTAAAAACTTAGAAACTGGATTATGTAAAGATTACAATAGCGTAAGAGAAGCAGCAATTGATATAACTGGTAATGCGAATGCAAACAGTAACATATTAAATGCAGCACGTAACTATAAAAATGCTTACGGATATCGATGGCAAGTCTTAGAGGATAAAAACAATAAGAAACCAGTATTTGGTGTCAATAAAAAAACCGAACTGATTGAAGTTCGGTATGAAAGTATGAATGCTGCTATACGTGCCTTTGATGGTAATAATAAACAGGGAATTTATAAAAGTCTAAAGAATCCTGGTCGTTATTCTTGGAAAGGTTATTGGTGGTTTTATGGATAATCAACGTATCATATTTTCTTGTTCTTGTCTTGCTGTATCTCTTAAATGCATATTCTTATGCAAACGATCAAGATTCGCAAGACGATTATGCTGACGAGTTATAAGAGCATTTGCCTTAATCTTTGCAGCATCAACCTTCGCTTGTGGTGATGTAAGAATCTGCTCCATGAATTGGGAGAAAGTTTTCATTGATCTTATAACTTTTTGAATATTTATGTACACCTGCTAGTTTTACAAATGAGTCATTATACTAAAAGACCTCAAAATATGTGTTACAACTGTTGGTACACATGGTATCCAAGAGGAAAAAATATCTCGAATATCTGTCCAAACTGTGGAAGTCGTAGTACAGGACTTGATATCAGTGGTTTTGTCTTATTGTTGATTCTAATTGTAATCCTGATCATTGTGCTCTAGTTCCTGCGCTTCAGTTCTTCAATCAACAGATCCAAATAAGCATCAGCATCTGGCACATTTAAAATCACCGCATCTGAGATCTCAAATGACAGATCAGAATCATCCAGATCTTTCAGTTCTTCTTGAGTGTAAAATCCGTAGTCAGTCATTGTCAAGTCGGTAAACAAGGTCTTCAAGTTCTTTCAGAAGTTCAGGCGTGAATCGTTCTACAATTGGTTCATCAATTTTATCAGCGTAATAAAGATTGCATTCATATTCATAGGCAAGATCATCATCAAAGTGCATCAGATTCTCAAGTTGTTGTTCAATACTTCGAACCAATTGATCTTGTGTCATTTTTTGATAAATGCTTTGATAAACTCAAGAAGAAGAATTGCACCAAACACTTGCAGATAAGTCACAGAAAGACCGATCATTAGTGCAAGAATCGCATAGATGATACCAGCAATGATCGCACTCGCAACAATGCCACCAATCAACTTACCCAAGATCTCACCAATCATTTCTGCGATGTCTTCAAGTTGTTTTTGCTTTTCAGAAGAGATTGTCATTTGTTTTCCTGAATGGCAAGATAAGGTTGATTGTAGATCATGTGGTCAAGAATCATGCCAATTTTTTGTCTGTATGTTTCATCATAATTCTTGCTACATTCTTCATAAGCATCATACAGTTTGGTATAAAGAGAATCCCAATGTTCTTTGCTGATGTAATTCATTGTTTCAGTCCTCAGGGTAGAGTTTCCAACCATCAGGGCGAATGCCCATTTCTTCACAACGGCATTCATAAGCAATCCGTTGCAGCAGTCGTTGATCCATCTGCTCCACACTTTGAATGATTGTGCGGCGGATTTGAGCGTCTTGAGTGGTGTCAGCAATCATGAGAGGTGGTTGCGATTACCTCAGTATTATAAGGGTGCTACAGGCGATTCTGGAGAGGACTGTGACAGTTCTTCAACTGGCACACTCAGCGACCAGGACGATCCTGATTCAGCATATAAGAGAGTTTTGCAAGATCTCGATCTGCTGCTTTAACTGCTGCTGGTCTGCGGCGTTCTTTACGCTCCTGTTCATACTGCTGTCTGCGACCTGAATCTTCTTGAATCGCTTTTGCTAATTTTGGACTTTTTGGTGGAAGACCATACTTTCTGCGAAACTCATCAAAACCTTCTTCAGGTTGCGTTGGTTTTGATGGTCCTGGTTGCGGAATATAAGGTTTACCAGGAGATCCACCACTTTCTGACATGAATTGAGAAAATGTCTTCATGATTCTACAGTGGTGATAACATGGTGTTGATTCTCATTCTTTGAATGAAATTCTTAACTTTATCTTCTTTTGGTGCTGGTTTTGCAGAACTGGTTGGTCTCATCGCATTTCTGAGATTTCTCTGTGCTTCTGCATCCAATGGAATCACCTGCTCTGGTTTAATTGGATCACCTGCTGCTTCCAGAAATTGTGAGAAGGTCTTCATGTTTTTATTTTTATTTAGACCATGCCTTCTCCATCGTGAAGTTAGCATGACTGAAGAACTCACGATTGATGAGTTTATAAGTGCCATACTCATTGGACATCACATAACCTTCTGCATCAATACGATCCTGTCGAATATAAGCAGCAGGACCATCATTGCGACACAGGAACAGACAATCTTCCTTGATGGACTTCACCAACTTCCACAAACGAATCAGATTGATGTCACAGTTGCCTGCAATGCTCAGTGCTTCATCATCAAGAACTGCACCTGTTTTGATAAAGGTGTTGATGCATTTTTTCACATGTGCAGCACCTTTATTGTCCACAAAGGTTACAGTGGTTGCCATTTGACGCGCAAAGTCACACACTTCTTCTACATCAGCAAATGACCGTTGATTGTGCAGAATATATGCTTTTGGTTTCACAAACAGAACATTTTCAGTGCTGTCCAGATTCAGCATCAGTGGAATTGCCCAACTGTCACGCAGATCATCATTTGCTTCATAGACCGTATGTGGAGCAATGATGACACGCTGAGAAATTACATCAGGAAACTGATAAGTGATGGTATTAGGAGTGTATTCGCAATCTCCGCCATAACCAATGAAATCACCTTGAAAGATACCTTCGGTGCGTGGCAGATAATCAAGACACTCATGCAGAATCTCTGCCACATTACCTTCATAATGTTGATCAATCTCTTCATGAGAATGTGCAATGCGAATCTTGACTTTATTGAACACTGCTTTGGTGCCAACAAAGAATGTATTGGTTGCAGGATCAGTGCCCCACACAATCGCAGGAGCACCATCCATCTTGACAGACAAAGTGCCTGCTGCCACAAACCAGTCCAATACATTCAGATCTCCCGTCAGAATGCTGTCTTCAGGGTGTTCAATGTGAAGGTTCTGCATGATCAGTTGTTGTCGTAAGGGGGGTTGTCGAAACGGTGCATCCATTCTACATGAAAGCGTTCTTTGATGGCAAGAATCCTTTCATATTTCTTCAGAGTTTCAGAATCCTCAGGTAGTTCATGAAGATCCATGTATCCAATGAAATCATAAGCATTCAGAACATGATTGATGGCATCATTGATCAAATCATGCTCTTCAAATGAAATATCCATTGTAATCGGTTTTTGATTACAATAATTGGTTTCATTGATCTCAACCATTGGAACTTCCAAGAGGTGTCCTCCTTGTGTATGAATGTATTATAAGGGTAAATGCTACTCAAACAAAAAAGATTGTGCCACTTAAAAAACTGGCACAATCTCCACATTTTGAAATCCTTGTGTGGTAACATGCTTCTCCCACATGGAAGCATCTTCAATTTTATAGAAAGTTGCGACTTGTTTTGCTTTTTTGTGATCCTTCTTCAATTTGTAATATACAACTTGGTATTTCATTGTCATTCCAATGTCGAATTACGCCTGCAACAATAAAAAGATTAGTAAGAAGATAAGTAGCGAATATAACAGTCCGTATACCAGCAATGTGATCCGATTCTCTGTCATTTTTCGTCGCTTTCTCCCCAAGTGATTTCGCCCATAGTCTCCACACAGTTTTTCTTTTCTTCATACTTGGAATCTCTTGACGTAATATACTTTAATTCATTCCATTGATTCTCATAACAGAGAACTAACAATCGATCATTACGGTGTAGACAACATGCTTGATAGTTTTGTATGTTTTTAGGGCGGACGGACTGTTCAATAGTAATATACTGCTTATCCTTAAAATACACCCAACCTTCTACACCTTTAATCCATTCAACATAATCATTTACCTGTGGTTCATACATATGCCGCTTCTAATGGAGTTTGTTTAATTTGCATTGCAGAATAGGGAGTTGTCTCTTCTATACTAACAACAGATCCGATCGTTGTGGAATTGATTGGCGCATGAAATGCTTTTGTTTTGGAGTTGTAGTGCCGCAAATCATTACAAAAATATTGTTAACATTGTGTTCCTGCAGATAATTCATAGTACCAGTTACACAGTTTTGATCTGTTTCAAAAAATTGATAATGTCCTTGAATACACTTCTGCGATCCACCAAAATGCTGGAAGACATACCCAAAGGGTCGAACTGGTGCCACGAATGCCTTCATGACATCATTCACATCTTTCAATATGTTAATCTGTCTAGTAGCACCAGAACATGCTGGAGAAG